TAGATGGACCTAGAATAATGACACAGTTTTTTGACATATTACTAGCAAACTTTGAAGAAGTAGATGTACATTGGGTTATTGGTAACCATGGTTCACTAGGTGGACGTGCTAGAAAAGACTATCATCCTGACAGTAACGCTGACAGAATGTTAGGAAAAATAATGTCAATGACATATGAAAAAGAAAATCGTATCAAGTGGACTATACCTGATAGTACAGGTGATAATCATTGGTTTGACATTGCAGATGTAGGCAAAGGATGTAAGTTCTTTGTATGGCATGGCGATAATGTTAGAGGCCATAGTGGTTTCCCTTGGTATGGTTTTGGTAAGAAACTACTAGGTTGGAAAGCATTAGCATCAAGAGGTTTAATGCCTGACTTTGATTACGCTATTGCTGGACACTTTCATACACCTACAACAATGTATGTTAATGATGTACGTTTATGGGTTAATGGAAGTACAGAAAGCTATAACACATATGCATTAGAGCAACTAGCAAGCATGGGCAGACCTTGTCAATGGTTGTTATTTGCTAAACCTAATCATGGAGTTACAGCTGAATACCTTGTAAAACTATAGAAAGTATAGTTATAATGTATATTATGGACAATATAAATGTCAAGTCTAAGTGGAAACTTAGTGGTCTTGAGTATAGTGGTCTAGGTGACAAGCCATACTTTATACTTACAAATGACCAAGGTGACGTTAAGTTGCTACCAGTAGAACGTGGTGTAACTAATTTACGTAACTTACTACACTTAGAAGAAGAATAATTTATAAGTCCTTTCGCTGTCCTTCGACACGAAACGACTTATAGAGAAAGGAATGTTATGTCTAATAACGTTGAATTACTATCCCCTTTTCCAGCTGAACTAGTGCGTAAAGCACCAGCAGGTAAGTTTGGGGACTATGTACCACACGCTAATTATGTAGAAAGACTACGTGATAGTGGTGTTGTATACTCTTGGAGTTGTGAACCAGTATATGGTATGCACAATGGAGAGAAAAGAATAGTCGGTGCTAAAGGAACTATAACCATAGAAGGTATGGGTAGTTACGATGGCTTCGGTGATGTTGATACCTTCAAGCTAGGCAATGCCAAGTTTAATGATGGTACTAACTTAAAAGATGCTGAGTCTGATGCATTTAAACGTGCATGCATGAGGTTCGGTTTAGGAGTAGAGCTATGGTCTGGTTCTACACAATCAGAAGAAGAGGCTACTGCTGTAGCACCTGATGGTTACACTCAAGAAATGGCAGATAAAGATGCCAAGGTTGAAGTAACTAAAGCTGATATGCGTAAGAAAGAAAACAAGCCTACTAAAGAAGATATAGCACGTATGGAATCAATTATGGATGACATTCTTAATGCATCCGAGGAAGGAAAATAATGGAATATAAAGTAGGTCAGGTATTAACTGACGATATTATGCCAGAAGATAGCAGTAAAAGATATGACATATTCAAAGATGACTATAAAGATACACTTGATATGTCACCTAACAAATGGGTTGCTATGGATGTAGTTAGCATTGAAGGTTTAGATAAACCAGCATTGAATGCAGCTATAACTAAATACTATGCAAGAGTAAATTCTTGGAACAAAAAGTATGATGGCGAATATTCATTTAGAACATACAGAGATGGCAAACAATTTGTTGTTTTTGGAAAGCGAGTTATAAATGGAATATAAAATAGGACAGGTATTAACAGAAGTACCTGAATCAACATTTCAAAGAACTGGTAAGAAAGAACCTATCTTTGAGAAAGATAATTATGCCCAACAATTAACAGACAATCCAAATAAATGGGTTGTACTTGATATGGTTGAAGGTAGAAAAGCTACTAAATTACATACAAGATACGTAAGGTATAACAAAAAATATAATTCTAAAGGATTTGAATTTAGAAGAATAATGTTACCTACAGGTCAGTTGTTTATGGGTAGATATAATCCAAGTCTTTTATCATGAGTCAGGATATTCAGTTCATAGCTACAACTGTTGCAGGTATAACTGAACATATTCAGGATATTGATGAACGTAAAATAGTTATTGGTAAAGCTAATGATTATGCACGTGTCAAAAATTTCCCAAATGATAAAACATACTGGAGTGATGAACAACTAGATAAATATTTCTCTATGTTAGAAAAATTATCTGGAACTATGGAAGCTAAAATTCCTAGTGCATTAGACCAAATGTCTTTAGATGACAAGGTTGAAACACTCGTGGAAGCAGATATAGTTGAAGACATTACTCCAGACAATAGTAATCCAGAATTATCTGGAGTTGTAGGAGATATAGTAAATAAAATGGAAGAAGCTAAAAGCTATCGTGATGACCTTAAATGTCCATTCTGTGGACAGATGGTCTACGATAATCGTAAAAGCAAAAAGGGTGACAAGTCACCTGACTTCGTTTGTTCTACCAATGACCCTGCTATATGCGGTGGTCATAGTGGTAAATGGCGTAAGTCTTGGTGGTTAGATAACTCTGACATACCTGAAGAATGGGGTATCGAACAATTCTAAAGGTGGAAAGGAAATTATGATACCAGAATATTTCAGGGGCGTAAAAATCCCTGCATATATTAAATCAAAAACACAACTCATAGCTTGGGTATTTACCGAGTTTATGGACAGTGACCCAATTAGTAACTGGGAGTTTGTGGCAGAACTACATTGCCACAGGTTCGGTGGAATAATACATAATCTTAGAGCAGAAGGTTATGAAATTACTACCTTGCCTTCTAAGAAGAGAGGTCTAGTACATTACTACTGTACTAAACTACCTTCATCGAAAGCTGCTACCATTAGCTAATGATAGAAGTAATCGTTGGGTGTATTATCCCTTTGGCTCTTACACCCAACTCTTTGACAGAGTATAAATCGTGTCATGATATGCAATATGAAATAAATAATGTTATTGAATGGCACGATACTGTCGATGAATATTTTGCCGAGGAAGACATTCTTAAAGCTTTAAATATAATATACTGCGAAAGCTCAGGAATAGCTGAAGCAGTAGGGGTAAATACAAATGGCTCTAAGGATGTCGGACTCTGGCAATTCAACGACAATACTTGGTCTTGGTTAAAATCAAAATTAGGTATAATGGGTAATAGAACTAATCCAAAAGTTGCAACTAAATACGCAGCTTGGTTGGTGTACAACGATGGTTGGCATCATTGGAACAGTAGTAAACATTGTTGGAAAGGAACTAATAATGAATTGTTATATTACAGAAAGGAAACTTAGTGGCATATAAAAATATAAATAAACAATTTAGTAAACAACTAGATGAAGTACTTAACGTAACTTGTACTATATGTGGTAAAGCATATATGACTGATTTTGAATTAGTACAGTACTGCGATAGTTGTATAGCAGATTTAGAAGAAGAAATATCATGAAAGAAAAAATAGATATTACAAAAATAAATATATTTACAAATCCAAAGTTTATGAAAGTATGGGCAAAACAGTTTGACCAAGCTTGTGGAAGCGATACTTTTAACGTAGCACCTAATATGATTAAGCTACGTTTTCTTATGGATAAATTTGTAATAGATTACAACTGGCATTTAAGTCAGTTAGAGGAGGAATAATGCCTACATATAAAATACTTGTAAAGTTTGATGCAGAAGATTGGGATGACGCTGTTAGCGTTGTAGAAAATATGTATATAAAAGATTGGATATCAGAAATGGAGGAAGAATAATGAATAATTTTACAGATTATTCTACAAAAACAATTGACAATCGTACTGATGTATCAGCTGCTAGAAAATCTTTTGTCAAATGGAATAAAGAAATGAAAGAATACGCTACTACTATTGATACATTTGGTGGTAGAAGACTGTTAGGTACTAATAAAAATGGTACACCTGTATGGATTTCATATAGTATTGATAAAGAAACATTAAACTTAGAAATAAAAACTACACACGAACTTAGTAGTTTACTAGAAGAAGGTGCAAAGTTATGCCCACGTAGAGTTACATTAGCTACTAATGCACAACTACCTTTAGATATTGAACACGAAATGCGACCAGCTACAAGAGTAGATGCAGGTGAAGTAACTGAAAATACATTACGTTACTTACAAAAGATACTTGATTTACCTAAAGGTGTAGGTTTTGTTGATGGTAAATGTAGTACACAAATGTTTATGTATGTTTCTAATGCAGTATATGAAGGTGAAACTGTAAAAGAAAAAGGTGTACGTTGGTCAGATATACTACATTCTTGGGACTTACCTTCAGGTAAATACTTTACAATATATGGATAACTTGTCACAAATGCGTGAAGAAGCTCTTAAAAGAGCTGGAAAACGCTGTGAGTGGGCATATTGTAACGATAATAAATGGTTAGAGCTAGCTCATATACAAGGTATAGGTATGGGTGGTAGTAAGTCACGTAAATTTGATATGAATAATGTGGCTATCTTATGCAAATGGCATCATGACATATATGATGGTAGGCAATCAAGTGGACATAGTAAAGCTATAAGGGACTTATTACAAGGTTTTTTAAGAAGAGAGTATAAAGGAAAATAGCTGACGACTATTTATTTTTTTTAAGTTTCTTTAAACTTTCAGATAATTTACTAACTTTTTGTAGGTTCATATATGCTTTAACACCTTGTTCAACACCATACTTATGCACTTCATCAACAGCTTTTTTCTTTGATGGGTCACTACCAAATTCACCTACAAGTTTCATTGCTTGTTCATAGTCTTTTTGTTGACGAGTATAAGTAGAAAAAGCTTTAGCTCTTAAAGCAGAATGTTGTTTAATACGTTTATTAAGTTCTTGTTTACCAAGACCTGCGTATCCTTGACCTACTTCGTTTTTAGCCATTACCTAGATAATTTAGAAC